TTATCTTTCTGTAAAAACGAATTATAACATACTTACTATTAATTTGTCAAATACGAAAGTATGGAAAATACGGTTTATATTATACAAGAATTACCTGGTACAAGGATTGGTCAACCAAAGTTTAATATTTTGGGTGCACAGAAATTTGGTAAGTTAAAGACATTACTTCCTGAATATTCACAAATGATATTAAGTCCTGGGCCATTAATTGCTAAACTAAGATCTTTACTTAAAGATTATACATCAAAGGATTATTTACTACTTACAGGTGATCCTGCAATTATTGGTGTAGCATGTTCTATAGCTTCGGATGTTACTAATGGTAGATATAATTTATTAAAATGGGATAGACAAGAACAAACTTATTATCCTATTGAAATTAATTTATTTGAAAAGGGAAATATTGAATCCTAGATATTGACATAATAATTAAAGTGTTATATACTTCTAAATATGAAGTATAATAGAAAGAAAGATAACAACAAACAGAAAGAGATAAGATGCAAAATATAAACTTTGAACAAGATCAAACTGAATCATTAAGTAATATTAATGACGCTAAAGTTTTATCCGATCAAGTAGTTAAATTAAAAATACTCGAAGATAAAATATTAAAAGCAGAAGATGATTTAAAAAAATTAAAACAAGATGCTGATGTTCTTTCAGGAGAAGTCATTCCTACTATGATGACTGAAATGAATATATCAACATTGAAATTAGCAGACGGTACGGCTGTAGAAGTTAAACCCGTCTACGGTGCTTCAATTTCCCCTGAAAGGAAAGAAGAAGCATTTAACTGGCTTCGTATAAACGGCTTAGGTGATCTTATTAAAAATGAGGTTACCGTTTCTTTTGGTCGCAACGAAGATAACAAGGCAATTGCTTATGCAAACCTTGCGGCAGAGAATGGATATCAACCCGCCCAGAAATTAAAGGTTGAGCCCATGACTCTCAAAGCATTGGTCAGAGAGCGTATCGAAGCTGGGAAAGATATGCCCTCTGATCTATTTAACGTGTTCGCAGGAAACAGAACCAAAATAATAAGGAAATAAACATGAACAAAGCACAAAGTACAATGGACCAAGGAACAAAAAAGTCCAATGCAGTAGCTGAGAAAGTAGCTGCGGGAGCTTTAGCTGTTAGTCTTTTTGAAGAAGATGCAGATAAAGGTCTGAGTAATATGGGTCATGAGGACCTAGCATTACCTTTTCTTAAAATACTAGGACAATTATCTCCAGAAGTTAACAAGAGAGATGGTAAATATGTTCAAGGTGCAGAACCTGGAATGATTTATAACTCTGTTACAGGAGAATTGTTTGATGGTGAAAAAGGAATTGATGTCCTACCATGTCATTACAAATTGGAATATATTGAATGGCAAGATAGAGGCGAAGGTTCTGGGGCTCCCGTTGGAATCCATTCATCTTCAAGTGACATACTAACAAAAACAAAAAGAGATGGCTCTTTCAAAGATAGACTTCCTAGCGGAAACTATATTGAGAAAACTGCAAGTCATTTTTTAATTGTTTGTGGTCAAACTCCAACAACTGCTCTATTAGCTATGAAATCTACACAATTAAAGATTTCTAGAAAATGGAATAGTATGATGGCTAGTATAAAGATGAAAGGTGCAAATGGATTATTTACACCGGCATCTTTTAGTCACGTATACAAATTAAGAACGGTACAACAATCAAATGATAAGGGAACTTGGTTTGGTTGGGAAGTTAGTAAAGTAGGACCTGTAGAAGATTCTTCTTTATACCAACAAGCTAAGTCGTTTGCTGAAAGTGTTTCAAGAGGAGACATCAAAGTCAAACATGGTGAGTCCAGCACGTCTGAAAAGACATCTGAAGCCCACTTCTAATAAGTGAGAAAAAGGGGCAAGTTAATTCTTGCCCCTAAGAAATAATGAAAGGGCTATATGGAGAATAAGTTTATAGAAATATTTGAAGGTCTTAAACAAGACGTAGGTATTGCTTATTTAAATAAATTAGAAACTGATTCTGTTACAGGTAAAAAGAGACCGGTATATGGATGGCAACATAAACCAATAACAAATCAAGATTATTTAGATCACTTAGAAGGTAAAAAGTCTATTGGTATACAACCATGTAATGAAGAAAACATGGCTAGATTTGGTGCGATAGATATTGATGATAAACAACATAGCTATGATAATTTCCCTTACAAAAAATATTTAGATATTATTAAAGAAAATAATTTACCTTTAATACCCGTTAAATCAAAAAGTGGTGGACTTCATTTATATTTATTTTTAAAAACACCAACCAGAGCATTACTTGTTAAAAATTTTTTAGAAACTTTATTATTTACATTAAATCTACCCCCACAAACAGAAATATATCCAAAACAAACCGAGCTTCTTAAACAAGAAGATGGACTATTATCAGTTGGTCAATTTATAAATCTACCCTATTTTAAAAAAGAAGAAAGAGTTGCTCTTAATTATGATGGAAAACCATTTACCTTTAAAGAATTTATACAAGTTGTTGAAGCTAATTTAAAAACGCCAGATGAATTAGAAGAGTTTTCCATAGCCCATGTGAAAAATGTATTACAAGGAGGTGCATCTGAATTTGAAGATGGCCCTCCTTGTTTACAGTTATTAACTAAAATTCCATTAGCAGATGGAAGAGATAGATTTTTATATAACTACATGGTCTTTGCTAAAAAGAAATATCCAGATAATTGGGATAAGAAAGTAATTCAAGCAGCGCAAGATTACTTTGCAAAAAATGGTGATGGTATAAATGATTGGGATGAAAAGAAAGTAAGAGATAAAATAAGAAGCTGGAAAAAAGAATCTACAAAAGGACATTCATGTACTCAAGAACCAATCGTTGCTTATTGTATGAAGTCTGAATGTTTAAAAAGAAAATTTGGTGTTGCTTCTGACAGAAGAAAAACTTTTCCAACGCTATCAGGGCTTGTAAAAATTGCTTATCCAGAACCAGAATATACATTTAATGTTGAACTTCCAAATGGTAAAGGCACTAAAGAAGTAAGAGCTAAAGATGTTAAACAAATAAAAGATCAAGAAGAATTAAGAGCATTAATAATAAAAACAGCTGATATATATGTTCCTAAAGTTAAAGGAGATGAATTTGAAGCAATGCTTGGTTCTTTATTACCACCAAAAGAAATATTACAACCACCTAAAGGAACTACTCCAGATGAATTGCTGCATGAATATTTAGAAGATTATCTTAATGGACCTAAGGCAAAATCATATGCTTCTTTTAAATCTGGTGCTGTATTAATAGAAGAAGGACATGCATACTTTAAATACGGAAATTTCTTTAACACTTTAAAAAATAAGGAATGGAGAGAAGGAAAAGAAAGAACAGGTCAAAAGATAAAAGAAAAATATAAAGCAGAGTTTGGAGTTAAAAAAAGATTTCCAAAATTAAATAACGAAACTACAAACTATGAAGCTATAGAAGTTGTTAAAATAAATTTAAAGTTAGAAGGAAATCAATTTATAAAAGACATAGTTAAAACAGAAGTTGTTAAAATGAAAGGTAATAAAGACGTATTCTAATGATAAGGAAAGTATTAGGACCTCCAGGAACAGGTAAGACCATGACATTACTAAATGAGGTTAATAACTATTTAATGAAAGGAGTTCCATTAAATAAAATTGGATATTTTGCTTTTACTAGAAAAGCTGCTGCAGAAGCAAGAGATAGGTTCTTAAATAAAAATAAAAATTACGTAAGATCTGATGTTAAGTTTTTTCAAACATTACATTCATTAGCTTTTCATACTTTAGGTATGAGTGAAGAAAATGTAATGCAACCAGTTCATTATGAACAAATAGGAAAAGAGTTAAGTATAAGAGTTAATTATTATTCAGAATCAGATGAGAGTGGTTATTTAAATTGTGATAATGAATATTTTAAATTGATTAATAAGGCACGAATTAAAAACATATCTATTGAAGATGAGTTTAATACTAATGAATGGAGTAGAGAAATAGACTTTGAAGTATTAAATCATGTTTATGAAAACTTTTTAAATTATAAGAAAGCTTATAATCTTTATGATTATACAGATATGATTACTCAATTTGTAAATAATAAAGATAAATGTCCATCCTTTGATGTTGTATTTATTGATGAAGCCCAGGATTTATCTCCAATACAATGGAAGATGTTTGATATCTTAAATGATAAATCAAAAGATATTTTTATAGCAGGGGATGATGACCAGGCCATATTTGCATGGGCTGGAGCTGATGTTAATAGATTTATTGATCAACCGGCAAAAGAAGAAGTATTACAACAGTCTGAACGTATACCACAGGCTGTTCAAGAAGTTTCAAATATTATATTGGATAGAATACAAGGTAATAGAAAAGAAAAAATATATTTTCCAAAGAAAGATAAAGAAGGAAATATTATAAAAGGAAAAGTAGAATCAATATTTGATTTTGATAATTTAGATATTAACAAGGATAAATGGTTAATACTAACAAGAACTGTGTATAGAGCTTTAGAAATATCTAATCAATTAAAACAAAATAATCTTTATTATAAAAACATGTATGGAAAAAGTTTTAATAATAAACTCTATAAATCAATATTAAGATGGACCTCTTTAACTGACGGAAATCAAATATCAATTGCTGACTGTAGAGATATTTATGATTATTTACAGGAACCATTTAATGAAAACAATTTTCAAAATAAAATGACAGTTAGAATAGAAGATCTTGGATTTAATAGAGATATCAAATGGTATGATGCATTTGTAAATACAGATCATAATGAAGAATTTTATATTAGAAGTATGTTATCTAATGGTGAAAAATTATCTGAAGAACCAAGAATAGAAGTATCAACAATTCATGCAGCAAAAGGTGGTGAATGTAAGAATGTCATTCTTGTATTAGATAATGCAAGAAAGATCAGAGAAGCTACTTCTGAAAATGTAGAAAAACAAGATGAAGAAAATAGAGTTTGGTATGTAGGTGTAACAAGATCTATGGAGAATCTTTATTTATTTAAATCAAAAAAAGAAAGGTATGGTTATCAACTATGAGTAATAAAACGTTTTTTAAACAAATTGGGGGGGCCCACTATAAAAAGTATAATATTCAGCCCTCTTTATTTATCAATAAGAATAAGATACTGTTTGCTGAAGGCAATGCAATTAAATATATTTGCAGACACCAGGATAAAGGAAAGAAACAGGATTTGTTAAAAGCAATACATTATATAGAAATGATTATAGAAAGGGATTATGAAAGTACCTCTATTTGAAGCACAAAAGGAATGGGTAGAACCAGAAGAGTTTCCGGATCTTAGATCATATGATGAGATTGCAGTAGACTTAGAAACAAGAGATCCCGATTTAAAAAAGAAAGGATCAGGTTCTGTTATAGGTAATGGAGAAGTAATTGGTATAGCTGTAGCTGTTCCAGGGAGATCTTTTTATTTTCCAATAGCGCATGGATCAGGTCCTAACATGGATCGTAAGAAAGTTTTAGAATGGTTCAAAGATACCATGGCAACTCCATCAATAAAAATATTCCATAATGCAATGTACGACGTATGTTGGATAAGGAAATTAGGTATTAAAATCAATGGTTTAATCGTAGATACTATGATTGCAGCATCATTAGTTGATGAGAATAGATTTCAATATAGTTTAAATATGTTGTCTTGGGATTACCTTGGTTATGGTAAGAGTGAAGCCGCTTTAAATGAAGCAGCTAAATCTAGAGGATTAGATCCTAAAGAAGATATGTGGCAACTACCAGCAATGGAAGTTGGAGCGTATGCTGAGAAGGATGCTGAACTTACATTAGAACTTTGGCAAATGTTTAAAAAAGAAATAGTTCATCAAGATATAGAATCTGTGTTTAGTTTAGAAACTGATTTGTTTCCGTGCTTAGTTGACATGAGATTCAAAGGTGTAAGAGTTGATATAGAACGTGCACACAAGTTGAAACAACAACTAACAGCACAAGAGAATGAATTGTTATTAAAAGTAAAACAAGAAACAGGGATAGAGCCACAGATTTGGGCAGCAAGAAGCATAGCAAAAGTTTTTGATAAGCTTGGATTAACTTATGATACAACTGAGAAATCATCAGCGCCATCCTTTACTAAAAATTTTTTACAAGAACATTCTAACCCTATAGTCCAAATGATTGCAAAAGCAAGAGAAATTAATAAAGCACATACAACTTTTATTGATACGATCATTAGATATG